CATCAACCTCGAAACCATCGAAACGTCCGTCGCCGAGGCGAAAGCCACCATCGACGCGCTCCACATGCTGCTCAACGCGGTGATCAAGCAGCTAGCCGCGGCGCAAGGGAGGGCTAACAAATGAACCCTGACCTAGTTGTCGGCTCGGTCGGCTTCGGCAGCAACTTCGGCTCCCCCGCGGAGCCGGAGTCGGCCGAGGTTGCCAACCTACTGGCCGAAAAGCGTGAGCTGATTAAGCGCGTGAATCGGCTCAAGCTCATCCTGAGCCGGTGCGCGGCGCTGTCTCCCGACATCAGCGACGAGAAGCACGAAGCCCTTCTCGCCGCGGAGGAACCGCTATGAGCGCCGGAAAGGGCGACGCCCCGCGGCCGGTGGACGGCTCAAAATACCGCGAAAACTGGAATGAAATTTTTTGCAGAAAACGCTTAAAAGTTGTTGCCCCTATGTCCGCATTTGTACACACTTGCCCTCACCAAGAACCCACGGCTGCCACCACGCCGAGTGACGTAGAAACGGCAGCCCATGCGAACTGAACTCAAGCAAACCTTACGAAGCGTATGGCCCCACGTTGCAGAAGATGTCATAGCGGTGGACGAAGCGTGCGACCGCTGGTTGCAGCGACGCTACGAAATGCGGCAGCGCCGGAGGGAGCGCAATGAGTCCGGTGCAAACGATCATCTACCTAACGCTCCTCGCTCTGCTGGTTCTAGCAGCGCTGGCGGCGAGTGACGACGACGACAACTTTGCATGAAAACCACCACCCCACAAAGTCCAAACACCGAGAAGGCGGTGCTCGGCACCCTCATGGCCGAGCCAAAGCTCGCCGATGAAGTTGCCGGTCTGCACGCCGATCTTTTTTACACTCCGGCGCATCGCGCTATTTTTGATACTATCACCGAGATCCGCGCAGACGGTGGTGTGCCTAACATCATTGCGGTGACGCAGCGCCTCGACGCGGCAGGCAAGCTGACCTTTGTCGGCGGCGCCGGAGCCATCACCGAGTTTCTGCTGCAAGCGTGCGGCGGTCTCTCCGCGCTGGAATACCACGCTCAGACTCTGCGCGACCTGCACGGCCGTCGTTCGATCATCTCCGCGGCCGTCGCCATGCAAGCGGCGGCGCACGACATGGCCGCGAACGCCGACGAGGTGCTGCAGTCCGCCGGAGAGAGCGTCCTGTCGCTGAGTCTCGGCGCCCCAACCGACAGCATGCGCAGCGCGGCCGACATCGTGCCGTCGCTGCTCGAAGAGCTGGAAGCGCTCATGGACAACAAGCAGACGCTAGGTCTGCGCACCGGCTTCGCTGATCTGGATCAGGTGACCGGCGGTCTCCGCGGCGGCACGTTGAGCATCATCGCCGGACGTCCGGCCATGGGTAAGTCGGCATTGATGATGAATATTGCGGATAACCTGATGCGGCGCAAAGTTCCGGTGCTCTACTTCTCGCTGGAGATGCCCGCCAATGAGTTGGCCGCTCGCGTAGTGTTGTCCCGCGCTAACACCAACACCGAGCTGGTGCGAAATGGATTCGTTGATCAGGCCGGAAAGCGCCGCATTGGTTCCGTCGCTTTGGATTTTTCCGGCGAGCCGCTGTACATAGATGACCGCTGTGGCATGAGTCTCTTGGACATCCGCGGACGTGCGAGGCTGGCCGTGCGTCGCTGGGGCGTGAAGATCATCTTCGTCGATTACCTGCAACTCGTAAGCCACGGCGGCGCCAAGAGCCGCGAGAACGAGGTCGGCTTCGTTTCGCGCGGACTCAAAAGCATGGCCATGGAGCTGGGGGTTCCGGTTGTGGCCGCGGCGCAACTTAATCGTCAGGCCGAGAACCGGCCCGACAACCGGCCGAAGCTCTCCGACCTGCGCGAGAGTGGCAGCATAGAACAGGATGCCGATTTGGTCGCTCTCGTTCATCGCCCCGCTTACTACGCAGTCGCCGACGAGGAGCCGGAGCCACAGGACGCGGAGCTAATCATTGCGAAACACCGCGCCGGAAGAACCGGCTCGCTCAATATGACGTGGCGTCCATCCCTGACGCGTTTCGACGCGAAGACTCCGGCCAGCAACATCGTGACCGCGCCGCGCCTTACCGACGAGGGCAGCAGTGTCTACGCACCGGACAGGCAGCTCTGGGAGGCCATCAACGAATGATCAACTCCCGCCAGAAGGGCGCCTCGTTCGAGCGCATGGTCGCCAAGGCTCTGACCGCCGAAGGTTTTCCGGCAAAGCGGGGCGCGCAGGTCTCGCAGGGATCTTGGGGGATCTCCGCACCAGACGTCATCGCGCCCTGCTTGCCGGACTTTCACTTCGAGTGCAAGCGCCACGGACGCGCCCGCTTCGATCTGGATGCCGCCATCGCGCAGGCACGCCGCGACGGTCCCCAAAAGCTCACCGCGGTCATCCACCGCAAGGATCACTCCGAGATGCTGGTCACCTTGCCCTTCGGTGACTTCGCCAACCTTCTGCGTCATTCCGACTTTCCCATCCAACCAAAAACACCAAACACAAATACACAAAGTGAATAAAACCATAACCACACCCGCGGGCGTTGCTCGCTATCCCAGACTCAACTCGCCTGACACCAAGTTCAGCGAGGAGGGCCAATACAAGGTTGACCTCGAAATGTCCGCCGAAGACGCGGAGCCGTTTCTCAAACAGATCGAGGCCATGTTCTCGGAGTTCGTCGCCGACAAAAAGCGCGAGCTGAAAAAAAACACGCTCAAGATCCACGCAGCGCCATGGTCCGAGAACGACGGACTGGTTCAGCTCAAGTTGAAAGTCAAAGCGGTCGGCAAGGGAAAAGACGGCGAGACCTACAGCCGCGCTCCAAAGCTGTTCGACGCGGCAGGTCAGATTACCAACGAAAACGTCGGCGGCGGATCCAAGCTCAAGGTCGCTGTGGTTCCATACTTCTGGTACACCGCGTCGCTCGGCGCCGGAATCACCCTGCAGCCCAAGGCGGTCCAGATTTTGGACTTGGTCACATGGAGCAGTGGCGGCACCGCCGAGGCTTACGGCTTCGAGGTGACTGAGGCGCCTCGCGCATCGGTCAAAACCGGAACCAACAACGAAGAAGTCGAGTGGTAATGGCAACCACTCGCACACGCAAACCGGCAAAGGGCAAAGCGGGGAAACCCGCCGAGCCTGCGCCGGAGCGCTTTGCTGCAGACGGTCGCAAGCTCGTACGTCTGGAGAGGCTCAAGGCGCATCAGAAGTATATCCTCAAGGACGGCACGCAAGTGGTCGGCGCCTCGACCATCTCCAAGATCGGCGACGATCAGAGCAACCTGATTCACTGGGCATGGGGGCTTGGAAACAAGAACCAAGACTACCGCAAGGTGCGCGACCGCGCGGCCGACATCGGGACGATCACGCACTTTAAGATCGAGTGCTTCTTCCATGGATGGGAGCCGGACCTCTCGGAGTTTGCTCCCGCGGACATCGAGAAGGCGGACATCGCGTTCGCCAACTTCCTGTCCTTTTGGAACGAGCAGGGTCTCACTGTGCTAGAGCCGGAGGTGCAGCTAGTCAGCGAGGCGCACTTGTTTGGCGGCACGATCGACGCGCCGTCCGTAGACAAAGAAGGCCGCATCGTGTTGCTCGACTGGAAGACGTCGTCCGGCATCTACCTGAGCCAGAAGCTGCAGCTCGCAGCCTATGAGCGCTTATGGAACGAGAACCGGCCAGAGCAACGTGTTCAACGCCGCGCCGTCGTTCGCATCGGCAAGGAGAAAGCCAACGATCACAGCATTGAGTGGATGTTCTCTTCGGACAACGAGTGGGAGCTTTTCGAGGCTCGCCTCAACCTTCACTACAAAACGCTGCGCTACAAGAAAGCCGCCTGATGAGAACAGCCAAGGAAACACTAGATGCTGCAGCGTCCGCCGTTTGCGGGCCGCGAAACGAGGACTACGGCGCGCCCATCGAGGACTTCACAACGCAGGCCGCAATGATCAGCGCTTACCTGACGCGAAGCAACGGCTACACCGTGCAAGTGACGGCCGGTGACATCGCTGCGCTCATGGTGTGCGTCAAGCTCGCCCGCCAAGCGCACCGCCCCAAAATGGACAACTGGGTCGATATCGCTGGC